CGGGTAGAACCTGCAAACAATTGCCCACCGATCAAATTGACCGGCTTTAGGCCGTAGGGGGCCGAGACCGTGGGATAAGCCATAAAAGGACTCCTATTTATTTAGAACCTGTACCAAAAGTCGCACCTTTAGTTGTTGACGATTTACGGTCAGCAAACTTCTGCATGCGGGGATCGCTATCGCGCATAAAGTTATTATCAACCGACTCCATCTGCGCCGTATTTTGCTGAGAGTAGTAACGATTCATGGCTTCGAGACGTTCGGTAGGAATACTGCAAAGCATAAGTCCACCAATTTCTACGTTTCCATTTGTCGAACCGTCCAGCATAAGCTCAGGATGGTCAACTGCTTTAACCGGCTCCCAACCGTCACGGCGCTTGCGCGACACGTTTGTGGGGTCACCTACCGACAGGATGTGCGTAGCAACCCAGCGGAAAGAAACTCCCGGTACGGGGGTAGGGTCTGGCAGTGTGCTCGATGGTTTATATTCATATCGAGCAGATTTTTCGCGTGTAATCAAGTCACGGTTTGTACGATCAAGGGCCATCTTAGTTCTCCAATTTTGCAAGTTGTTCAGCATACTGCTGGTTAGTCAATCCAAATTTCTTAGCAAGCGCTACTTGCGTTTGCGTCAACTGAACCTTCTTTGTCCCAGACGATCTGGTAGCCGGAGCCACCACGTTAGCGGATTTGCGGATTGGATTTTCAGCGGTTTGTGACCGTGCGTCTTCCCCGAACATTTCGGGAAAAGTTTTCTTTATGCGAGTATCAATTGCAGCATAATACTCGTCTGACTGCGGGCTTACGCCCGAATTGACTAGCTTTTGGTGCAGCCCTAGTGCATAGCTGGTAATTTCTTCAAACCCTTGCGAACCGAACCACTGGTTTTTTGCCTGCCAGCGCAGCGTTTTTTCGTCCGGTTGCACCTGTTGTGGTGCTGTTTGTTGCGTTTGTACAGGATTTTCTGTAATTTGTAAAGTGGATGGGCGAAAGTTTTTTGCACTTTCCAGCCGCATCTTGGCTTCAGTCATTGCTTCCTGTGCCGCAATAATAGCATCAGTATCAAAAGCCTCTTGTGCGGCCTTGTAATTACGTCGCGCCATTTCCATTTGGCTTTCTGCCGCCGACTTAACAGTCGTGGCATATTGCTTGGAACCTTCGTTGACATACTGCTTAAGCTGCTTGTTCTCATTAAGCAGTTGTTGGGTAAGTCGCTCCAACTCTTGCTTTTCGCGCAGAGTAGCTTCTTTAACCCGACGCTCGTCATGGCGGGCGTGAGTCAGGTCTTTAATACGTTTCTTAACGTTTTCAGAGTAGTTTTCAATCTCGTCGTCGGTGGGGTCTGCTACTTCTTTTTCCAAAGGTTTGCGGCCTCGGTCTTGCGCGGGTGTGTCGTCGATAATTTCAATGTCGAAATCATCGTCCTTCTGTTGGGGTTTCTTCTCGGCTTCAATTTCATCCGGGAATTTAAATTCTTCCATTGCCATAAATTACTCCTTATGCGCGGCTAATGCCACGGGGGTCGGCGACAACACCTTCGACTTGATCGTCGTTGATGAATCGAAATTCTTTGCCGTAAATCTTCAGCCGTGTGCCAGCATAAGCCCGCACAATAACGAAGTCTCCGGTTTTACACCAAGCACCGCTAGGGAACTTGTTGGGGTCTTTGTAAGCATCCGGTCCGGCCTTCAAGACAAACAACACCGTAGTGGAGTGTTCTTCTTTTCGCGCCCAATCAGAAGGCTTTTCCAAGTCCAAAGTGGTTCCATCAATCTTGGTAGAGACATCTGGCACCACACAAAGCAGCTTAAAACCCGAGGGTTCTGGCAGCATTGTTCCTTTTTCTTCATCCGTATCTTCGGCAGCCGGGGCTGCTTGGGGTTGGATTCGGCTAGGCAAGGATAAGCCCGGTGGCAAAATCAATTCACTCATCGTTTTCTACTTTCTCTGCAAGGTCAATTACATATCGCTCTGCGGTCGCTAGACCCTGAATAACACCGCAGAGTTTTTGGTACTCTTCAAAAGTACGGCACTGACCACTTGCTAAGTCATCAGCGTAATTGTTCATATCGTCGCGTATTTTCTTGCGCAGTACGGCTGCGAATTGGTCGATCATTCTTCAGAAACCTTTTTTTGGTTGGGGGCGCCTGCCATTTTTTCCTGTGCTTGCTGTTGGGCAAGTTGGATATTGGTCTGGCGGTCACGTATTGCTGACTCTCTTTTATGCTTGGCAATCTCCACGCCGGTGCGAACCCCTGCTTGGTGTTCGGTGGATTGCATCTGCAACTTGTTTCGCTGCACGTCTGCACCGACTTTCATGGCCTCTAGTTGGAGTGTTCCACCCAACTTTTCTTTCTCAAAGGCGATTTTGTCTTGGTGATTCTTGACGCTGTTTTGCAGCTTTGCCTGTTCCAGCGCGGCTTGTGCTTGCGCTGCCTGCGCCTTTGTCTGGGCTTCTTGCTGTTTAATCTGCACTTCAGCTTGGCGAATTTGCAACTCTTGCTGCTGCATCTGCACCAACGGGTCTTGTTGGGACTGCTGTGCCTGTTGTTGGGCTTGCTGCTGTTGGTGTTGCTGCAATACGCGTTGTGCAGCTTGGGCCATGAGTCCAGAAATCGCCACTTCCACTTGTGGTGGTAGGTTGTCGTCTTGCGGTGGTAGGGCTGTACCCAACTGTTGCTCGATTTGTTGGCGATACTGGAACCCGACGTGTTCGGCAATGTGCGCTTGCATTGCCGCCATAATCATCGGTGCCTTGGGGTTTTGCCCAACCAACTGCATGATCTGCGGGTCTTGCATTGCCGCCGTGTGCACAGCAATATGCGAGGCGTGATCTTGGAAGATGAACGCCTTCATTGGGGAGCCTTTGAGGGCATTCACGTTTTCCGACACAGGGTCTTTAGGTGTTTGATCTTCTGGCAATGGCACCAGCTTGTCTGGGTTTTTAATTCCCAACACCTCCAACATACGGCGATGCAGCTGCGGCAAGTCGTAGATATCTGGCGACATCTGGGCCATCTGGATAACCGCTTGGTACTGCACCACGCGCTGGCTCATAGTTGCCGCGTTGGGATCGCTGACCGGCTGGATATCCACGTGCGAGAAGTCAGAGTGCTTGGACTTGCGACCGCCCTTCTCTGGGTCAAACTCGTATTCTGCAGGAGAGTCTTCGCGGATTATTTCTGCCAGCAACTGCAGCTCTTGCTTAAACGAGTAGTGAACCCGCGCTTGCACTGCAGACATAACTTTCAGTTGGCGTTCCAACAGCGCCAGAGTCGTACCCACCGGGGCTTGGCTGGACATGTCGCTGATCTGCATGTCCGCAGTAGCAGCGAAGCGACGGCCTTCTTCAACGATATTGTTGAGCAGGGTATACAGAACTTGGCTTGGCTCTTTGTATGGAAGCGGGAGTATGTTGTCCCGCAAGGCGCCCGAACCAATATCTACGTCTCGGAACTCTCCCGGAGCGATTGGCGTGTCGTCTCCCTTAATCCTAAGTCCTCGTGACTTGAGTCCGCCCGGTAAATTGGAAAGTGTTCCCGCATCCACGAGCTGTCGCATAATACTGGTAGCCGACTTCGCAAAACCTCCGATGAGGTGGAAGAGACCAAAGCCGTACGCTCCAAAACCGGGGATGTAGTCATATTGAACAAAATGTTGACGACGAAGTTTAAGGGGGTCTTGTTCTTTCCAGTTACGACGAACAGACAGAATTTTTCCAGAACCTTTAATTAGGGTTACTACGTAAGGAAGCGCAATTCCTGTGGGTTCCCCATCGGAATCTAGGTCTTCAAAGCCTTCCAAATCCAAGTCTGCATGCACTTCATATAGTACGTAGCGGTCGTCGTTTAGTGCATTGAAACCGGTCTCTTGGTCTTTTGCCTTCTGGATTTCATCCGGCATATTTACGGCATCGGGCAGTTCGAAGTCCATATAGAAGCCCGACTGCTGCAACTTAAGCATCTCGTTCTTCGTCTTGCGCATCATGTGCGTGACGCGGTGTGAAGTGCGCTGGTCGGTGCATCCGTACGGCAGAATAATATCTTCAGCCGGCACAAACATAGACACGCCGCGCGCAAGGCTCTCGTCTTTGTATACCTTCTTAAAACCGGCACCTGAACCGGGCAGGTTCCATAGCAGACGCTCGTGCTCTGGGCGGAACTCGGTCATTTTCTCGACCAGTTCGTAGTTCATATCCTCTTCGACATTAGCCGCAGCTTGTTTTTTCTCTGGAGTTTCTTTACCCCAAATGGTCGTGCGCACAGGGCCTTGGGCTGGGAACGTCTCCATAATCATTTCTGACTGGAACCTTACAACAGCTTCGGTAATCATCGGATGGAACACGCCAGACGCCCCGTTCCAAGGCTCCGTACGCTCCTCGTACTGCAGGCCCATCAGCTTAAGTCCGGTAACGTACGCTTTCTCCCAGTCTTTACGACTGCCCTTGTCGTTCTCAATCTCCGACTGCAGCTCCGAACCCATCGACGCCAGCACCTTATCGTCCAGCACCTCCGCCAAGTTTGCCGCAAAATCCTCACCCCCATCCGGCACGATGCTGATGTCAGTGTCCCCAGCGTGGATGTGCACCGCTTTAGGGTCGATCACCTCTATCTCAATGGGCCCGCCATCTTCCTGCTCAAGTCCTTGGGGCGCCTGATAAGAGGCTTTGTCGAAGTTCGTTGCCATAGTTATCCCTAGTAGTATGCGTGCGTACGTCGGCGTAGCAAGCTTGGTTCATCTTTTTCGTCAGAGTCCAGCGAAATAAAACCGCCTTGGCGAAACCGTAGCAGTGCCTGACTTGTCGTATCCACATAGTCGTCGTGCTCCCCGTTCGGGAAAGACGCAACTTCTTCAATTACATCGCGCGCCCATCTTGTATCCGGTGCCCAGACTGTACCAGAGGCAAAAAGGTCCGCAACTGCATTTAACCTAACTATTTTATCGTTACCACGACTTGGGCTAAATTCCTGAACGGGAATGCCGGTTCTGCGCAGTTCTTGAATAAGCGGAGCGCCTGCAGCTTTCTTCTCAACAATAAACGCATCTGGCTCCCATTCTTTATAGTGCTTAAGCGCCATTGCTTTTAGTTCCGGAAACTGCATCCTGTCTTTAAAGGCGTCTAATAATATGACCTGCGCAGCGTCGCGTTCTTCTTCATTGTAGAAAACACCCCAAGTTGTACAAGCAGAATAGTCTGCCGTGTTGTTTGTCTCAAACGCCGTATCCCACGACTGGATAATGTAGTCACAACGCGGCGGTTCTTCCAGTGGCCATATGCGCCAAGCCTTACGCGAGATGATAGCCGCGTTGTTGCTAACCGGCTTTTGCATGTACTGGGCGTTCCAATACTGCGGATCAATACTTGCCTTGGTGGCTTTTAAAAGGTCAAGCGACCACTGCCCCGGCCAAAGAGACTTCTCGTTCTCGGTGCCTTCGTTTAGGATGGCTGGCAGTTCTACAAGCTCCCACGGCTCCGACTCTGGGTTTCTTGTTTGATAGTCCAGCAACCGACCGGTCAAATCCAGCTTACCCCAGCGCGTCATAATTACTATGATCGCCCCTCCGGGCATCAAGCGCTGCAACGGCCCCGTCTGGAACCACGCCCATGCCGTATCAAAGGCAAGGCGGCTATTGGCCTTTACATCCTGCTCGGAATGGGGGTCATCAATAACGAAAAGGTCAGCTCCACGCCCAGCCAAAGCGCCGCCAACACCAGCAGCGTAATACTGCCCTCCAGCAGAAGTTGACCATTTCCCTGCTGCCTTCTGATCTGATGCAATAAGCGTCTTAGGAAAGACAGCATGATAATCCTCCGATTCAATTAAATTTCGGATTCTCCGACCAAAGTCCTCGGACAAACCCGCCGTGTGCGTGCCCATGATGATCTTTTTATCTGGGTACTTGCCTAAAAAGTATGCTGGAAACAAATAGCTACTGAACTCCGACTTACCCATACGCGGCGCAATATTGATAATCACGCGCTTTTTGCGGCCTTCAATCACATCGGTAAATATCTTTGCCAGCTTGCGGTGGTGCGGCCCAACTTTAAACCCGGGATACACGCCGTTGGCAAAACCCAACATGTTCGTTTGCGCGGCCAAAAGAGACGCCCGCTTTTCGCGGACTTCCAAATCTTCAAACAACTCTATCTTCTCGGCTAGCGTCATGCTAGGGAGCGCCTTTTGTATGGCTTCAAGCTCCGTGCGGCTAAGCGTTGTCAGATTGTTTAGGCTATTCGGCATCAGTAGTAGATATATCTTGAACGTCGATCACACCCATAAACCGGCTTAGCTTGTCCTTGATGCGCTGCTCAATCTCTTCATCGGACATCTCCACCTTCTTGACTTCGATCTTATCCGTAAACAGCCCCACCTCGGTAACCTTGCCCAGTAACCCCAGCGCTTTTAATCGTACGCTTGGATTCGGATTCTTTGTTTCTTCAACCAACTGGGCCACACAATAACCGCGCAGCTCTTTTGCCTGCTGTACAAACTCCCAGTCGTACGCCGTAAGCATCCCAACCAGATGCTGCACTGCAGCAGGAGATGTTACGTTGGCTAGCGCCTGATGGGTGATCTCTGTTTTTGCAGCCGACACTATATTAGTAAAGGATTCCCGTGCTGCTTCTTGCTGCAGCGTGCTAACCGTCTCTTCTTCGTCAACGGCCCCGAGTTCTTTTAACCAATCTACTGTGGCGCTTTTGGCCGATACAGTCGTAGCTATGTCTGCCTTACTAATTGGCGTAAATTGTTCCAAGCGTGTTTCCAGCTCGGGTTCAAAATCTATTAAGTGTTCTAACATGCGTAAGCCCTTGCAGCCTCGTTGCAGATAGTATACACTTCGTTTCGGTGATTGCACAACTCTGCGTTGTTCATTTGCTTCTCCTCGTTCAAGTGACATTGAACTTAGCCCCGGCCCGCAAGGTTCCGGGGTTTTTTTTGGATTTTTATAAAATTTTTTGGGGTGTTGCATTTCTACAACAAGGGGGTGGGTTCTCTTGTCTAAGGTTTTACAAAGTACTCGGGATGGCTCTGAAACAGTGTTCCCGTCCTGACGCGCGTAGTAGCCCAAAAGAGGGTCATACCCCTACCGTGGGGGTCAACGTGACCCGAAATGCCCCGCCGCGCCGCCCAAAAACCCCAAAAAGCACCGCGAAATGGGGTCACAATGACCCGAAATGACCCATAAAACGTCACTAAACGCGATCAAAATCACCCCTATGCACAATGGATATAGCTGTTGGGACTGGCTCAGCAGCAAAACTGTATGAAAGACTATTTATCATGGCTAATCAATCCAAAGCATTCACCGCCCTAAACA